TGGTTGGGTTAGCGAAACAAACAGCGGTTTTTATTGGGCTGGCTCGGGCGAGTATTGGGCGACTGTACTGGGAACGCCCATCTTACAGTTTACAGAAAACGGTTTGCTTATTCCGAGCGGCATCGACCTTACAGTACAGGGTACTGTCAGCTTTGAGGGCGCTCTTAATGTCGTCGGGAATTTCAGTGTAGCGACCAACAAATTCACCGTCGCGGCGGCGTCTGGAAACACGACTGTCGCAGGAACATTTGTCTGCGCTGGTGCGATTACCGCAACGAGTGGGCTTACCGGCAACATAACCTCAAGCTCCGTGACAATCACGGGCGGCAACTTAAATGGCGTGACGATCGGCGGCACGACCCCCGGCGCCGGATCTTTCACGACTTTGGCATCATCGTCTGGTCTGACGGGTGACGTCACCGGCAACGTCACTGGCAACCTTACCGGAAACGTGACGGCGGCGAGCGGTACATCGACGTTCAACAACGTGACGGTAAATGCCGGCCTCGACATGACGAACGGCATTATTGCCAACCTTGCCACGCCAATCACAGGCACCGACGCAGCGACCAAGGCGTATGTTGACAGTATCGCGGGCGTTACCAGCGTTGGCCTGACCGCGCCTGCCGTATTTACGGTCTCCGGTAGCCCCGTCACGACAACCGGCACTTTGGCTCTTACTTATTCTGGGACTGCGCTGCCGGCGGCTAATGGCGGGACGGCACAGACGACTTACAGCACCGGCGACTTGCTCTATGCCAGCGGCGCAAACACGCTTTCAAAACTGCCGATCGGCACATCGTCTCAAGTGTTGACTGTCACGGCTGGAGTGCCTGCGTGGGGATCGTCTGGATCAGGCTCGGTTACGAGCGTTGCGCAGAGCTTCACGGGCGGCTTGATCTCGGTCGCTGGTTCGCCGATCACCAGCTCTGGCACCCTGGCGCTTACTGTTGCTGGGACTAGCGGCGGGATCCCCTACTTCAGCTCGGCCTCGACCTGGGCCTCGTCGGCGGCACTCACGCAGTACGGCGTTGTCTACGGCGGCGGCGCCGGTGCGGCTCCTGTTGCCACAGCGAATGGAACGACGGGTCAGGTGCTGACTGCAACGACCGGCGGAGCGCCAAGCTGGGCCTCTCCAGCTACAAGTGGAACCGTCACCAGTGTTGCAGTATCTGGCGGGACTACTGGCCTTACCACAAGCGGCGGGCCTATCACCGGCAGCGGCACGATTACGCTTGCTGGCACACTTGCCCCTGCAAACGGCGGCACTGGCGTTGCCAACAACGCGGCGTCAACGCTGACAATCAGCGGCGCTTTTGCGACAACGCTTACGGTAACTGCTACGACCGGCGTGACGCTACCGACAACCGGCACGCTGGCAACGCTCGCCGGCAGCGAGACTCTGACAAATAAGACGCTGACGTCTCCTACGCTGACTACCCCTGCACTTGGAACTCCTGCGTCAGGCATATTGTCGTCTTGTACAGTGGACGGGACAAACGAGGTTGGCTTCAAGAACATCCCGCAGAACAGCCAGAGCGCGGCATACACGCTCGTTCTGGCTGACGCTGGCAAGCATATCTTCCATCCGTCAACAGACGCCAACGCGAGGACGTACACGATCCCCGCGAACAGTTCTGTGGCGTACCCGATCGGCACAGCCCTCACGTTTATCAACATGACGTCACAGGTTGTGACGATTGCGATCACAACAGACACCATGTACCTGTCCTCGGCTGGCACGACCGGCTCACGCAGCCTTGCTCAGTATGGATCAGCCACAGCAATCAAGATGACATCGACAACGTGGCTAATTTCCGGGTCGGGGCTTACTTAATATGGCCGGCGCACTTCAGGCTGTTTATCAAAACATGCGGAGCTTTAGTGGCGGCGGGTCTTTCATATCCGCCACCGGCGGCACAGTCACGACTGACGGTAATTTTAAGGTCCACACATTTAACTCAAGTGCAGACTTTGTTGTCAGCGCCGGCGGAACTATCAGCGAGGTTTTACAAATTGCTGGTGGCGGTGGTGCTGGCTGGTCTGGCGGCGGCGGCGGCGGAGCGGGCGGTTATAGAACATTCAGCAGTGTTGTTATCGCGCCTGGTACTTTTGGCGTTGTTGTCGGCGGCGGCGGCTCTAACAGCATCGGCGCTTCAACAAACGGCAGCGACAGCTCCTTTAACGGTAACACCTCAACGGGCGGTGGTGCTGGTAAATCAAACGACAACGGAAGTAACGGTGGCTCAGGCGGTGGCGCAAGAAGCGTTAGTGTTGGAACCGCTTCTGGAGGCACCGGCGTTTCTGGTCAAGGCAATGCTGGTGGCGACGCTACGCAAGGAAGTCCTTACGCAAGCGGCGGCGGTGGCGGTGCTTCTGCTGCTGGCGGCGCTAGAGTAAGCAGTCAATCCGGCGCTGGTGGGGCCGGTACGGCAAGCAGCATTTCTGGTTCGTCAGTGTCACGCGGCGGCGGTGGCGGTGGTGGTGGTGATAGTTATTCAGGGTCATCACGCGGTTTGGGAGGCACGGGCGGCGGCGGCGATGGACAAAACGCTACAGGCGGCACAGACGGTACAGCCAACACGGGCGGCGGCGGCGGTGGTGGTGGTTATGACGGTGGTGCCAGCAATATCGCGGGTGGAACGGGCGGTAGCGGTGTCGTGATCATTCGCTATCAATTCCAGTAGGATTGTCATGGCTCACTTTGTCGAACTAGATGCCAACAACGTAGTTTTACGAATAATCGTTGTTGCAAACGCAGACATTACTGACGTAAGCGGCGCGGAAAAAGAAGAGATCGGCGCAGCTTTTTGCGAACGCCTTCTTGGCGGCACCTGGAAGCAGACCAGTTATAATGGTAATATTCGCAAGCGATATGCTGGTATCGGCTATACTTACGACGCTGGCCTGGATGCGTTTATTACCCCTCAGCCGTACCCGTCTTGGGCGCTAGACGCGAACACCGACTGGCAAGCTCCGGTGCCAATGCCGACTGACGGAAAACGGTACGCTTGGGACGAACCCAGCCTTAGCTGGTTGGAGGTGCCGACATGAGCGCCGAAGTCAAAATTGACGCGCACATAGATATTTGCGTAGTGCGCTACGAGATGATTAACGCACGGCTAAAACGGCTTGAAAATATCATGGTCTGTACAACCGGATTTATTATTGTGCTGCTGCTGGGCTTGGTGCTGAAAAGCTGATGAAAGCCTCTGCGGCAGCAATCGGATTAATCAAAAGCTGCGAGGGCTGTTCACTCACAAGCTACGTCTGCTCTGGCGGCGTTATGACCATAGGCTATGGGCATACGGGACCAAATGTATTTGCCAACCAAGTCATAACGCAGTCTGAGGCAGACACGCTCCTGCGTCTTGATGTCTCCCGATTTGAGGCTGCGGTAGAAAAGACCTGCCCAGAGACAGAGCAGTGCCAGTTCGATGCCTGTGTCTCGCTGGCGTACAACATCGGTCCTGCGGCCTTCGCCAAGTCGAGCGTAGCGCGTTTACACAATCTGAAGCGGTACGCGGAAGCGGCACAGGCGTTCATGCTCTGGAACAAGGCTGGCGGCAAAGTCTCTCGAGGGCTTCAGTCGCGCAGGGCCAAAGAGAGCGCGCTCTACCTTGAGAGCGAAATCAGGGCAGACGAGTATTCCCCGCCGGCCACGGCAGAGGGCGAAAAGCCCCTGGCCCAGTCCCGCACCATGCAAAGCCAGATCGGCGCTGGGGTGATGACAACAGCCACAGTTGCCAGCGTCAGCGTGATTGACAAAGAGACGGTTGGCTCAATGATTCAGTTCCTGCCGTACCTCAAAGACTTCTGGTGGCTGTTTGCCGTTGCCGCCGTGGGCTACCTGGCCTGGGGCGCGTGGGCCAGGATCAGTGACCGCCGCGAAGGCAGGTCGTGATTGGCCTCATCAGCAGCTTCATTCCCTGGCGTCTGGTCGCGATCCTGGGCGTTGCCGCCGGCATAGCCCTAGCCGTTGGCTGGGTTAGCTCCCGGCTTCAGCTAATTGGGGAGCTGCGCGTACAGCTAGACGCCGCGACCACAACTGCCAACGCCAACGCCGCGCTGGCTAAACAGGCAGAGGCTGAAAATGAGCGAATTAAGGGGATATTGGAACAATCGGCTCTTGCCCAGGCTGGCATTAGGTCAACTGCCAGAAAGCGGCAACTGGCTATTGTGGCCTCCCCAGCGGTGGGCGAGCCTCCTCTTTCTGACGCTGGCAGGGCTTGGATTGACGGGTTGCCAGACGCAGCCTCGGGTGATCGAGCGCCTAGTGCCGCTCCCAGCACCAAGCGTCCCTAGCGCCCTCCTAATGCCCTGTCTTGGGCCGTCCAAGCCGGGGGGCGAATGGACCCAGCGTACCCTGATCCTGATAGCTGACCAGCTACGCGAGGCGCTCGACCTGTGCAACGCGGACAAGGCTGCAATTCGGGCTGTTTTAAAGGCCCCCTAGCCTTTCAGCAGCGCCAGCAAGTCGGTCAGCTTTATGACGCAGCGCCATTCTTGCTGGCTCTGACGGAACGCCACGACAGGCACTTCCCAAGGCTCGACGCACGCCTCGATCTGGCGGACCCAAGACATGATTGCCAGGGTTTCCCGGCGCTTAATCTCAAAGCGGTATTTGCCTAGCTGAAGGTCGTCGCCGCCCTCGCGGGCCTGGCCCAGTTTGCGTTTGACCTCGACGCCCAGGGCAGCGGACACCAGCGCAGCAAACTCTCGCTCCGCGCCGGCACCCTTGTTGCGGCTCATACGCCCGCCCATTTATTTCTCCTGCGGCGAAGCTGCGCGAAGTGTACGACCCCAACGCGCTGGCTTTTTGTCTGGGTTATGCGCGGCTATGTGACATGACCGGCATAGCCACTGTACCTCAAGCAGCTTAGTGTAGTCGGTGTGATGCCCGTCTAGCCGCTTGGGTTCCGCGTTGCAGACCTGACAGCGGGTTGGCTTAATGATCAAGCCGCGATTAATCGCGCTCTCCACAGCCTTGTGAGCCGCACGTTTCTCTTTGTTCTGCTGTACCCACTCAGCGGCTCGCGCACTGTTTTTAGCCTTGTACTCAGGGTTGGTGCGCTTGCGTTCTTGGTATTGTGCGTATGCTTCGTCACTTGTGGGTTTCATCTCACCCTCCACTAAAACGGAATGTCATCGTCCATCGGGTCGCCAGGGATACGCTTTGCAGGGTCGTAAGGCTCCAGCGGTGCGTAGGCCATTGCACTCAGGTCTTTCGCGTTCCTGCGCTTGCGTGGCGTGACGTTCTCGATCCTCGCGCCTGGGAACGCAGCCTTAATCTCTGCAATCTGCGGCGACTCAATAGCCTCTTGCGGAGCAATCTCTAGCTCCTTGCTAGTCAAGTAAGCCTGACCGTTCCTGAACGTCTTGCCTCCCGGCATCTCGTATTCAACCCAGCCCTCGCCGGCATCTACGGCAACGCCGGTAGGCACCAGCGGCGGGATGAATAAGTGCTGCTCACAAGCGCGTTCTTGCTGACCTTTGGTGAGCTTCCTGCTCTCGACGCTGACATTGCAATGCCAAGTGCCGTCAGCGCCTGGTGTGCTGTGGCTGCAAGTGCGGCAGTTTACGGTAGCTACTTTCTTCTGGTGGCAGTGGGCATTGAAGTAGCAGAACTTGCAGCCAAAATACGCAGGGTCTTCGCTCAACTTTGCTGGCGGCTGCGCTGCGTTAATGATGCTCTCGGCGCGACCCAACAGGACGCTGGATGCGCTCTCATCGTGGTGTACCCATTCTGTGTAAATGTGGTCGGTGTCTTTATTGACGGCAAAATACAAAGCGCGGTCTAGCTTCAGAAGACGCATATAAATCTGCATCTGCGCGAAGTGCTTTGGCTTGCTATCAGCAACGCCTTTCAATTTAACGTCTGCCCATGACTTCGCGTTGTGCGTTTTGATCTCGACAACCGCCCAGGCTTTAGAAGACTCGTTCAGACCCCTGGCAATAGCATCAACGCTGCCGCCAAAATGGCCTGTCTTGTCCCGGCATTTGATCTGCTGACCGTCCTCATGCGTATGTAGCTCTACGCCTATGCCGCGAAGCTCCTCAAACACGCGGGCCTCCTCGCGGACGCCGGTGTTAAACATCCGTAGGATGCGCCCCTCAAACTGAGGGAGCGCAACCCAGCGAAAAGTCTGCCAAAGTTCGCGATCACACTCGGCGCCAATAAGGCTGGCCCCGAGGTGTTCGCGATGAGACTGTGGCTTTGAGGCGTACCACTTGTATATCTCCGCCGTGGTGGTGTTTTGGCGCTCTGGCAGTTTCATGGCCTACCGCTCCCAGGGCTTCTTGGCTGCAACGGAAGGCGCGGCTTTAGCAGACGCAACACCTGCCTTGCTGTAATTATCAATGCGGTTGCGGGTCGGGTCTTTACGGTCAACGTCTACGCTGACAATGATCGGGATATCGTGAAGCTGCTCTGTCTGCTGCATCTTATGCGTCAGACCAACAGCCGCACAAAGCCTGTCGAGTTGCTCCTTGGCAATCGCCTCGGCTTTCTTAGAGGGATTGCTGAGGTTCAACCTGTCCCACAAGCGCCGACCACTGCAAGGACCGTCTACAACCTGTAAGGTGACTTCAATATATTCACCTGTCCCTGCCTTTGTTGCCTTAATCTTCGTGTCAATTACGATGCACTCGTATTTAGCGCGGGGCAGAGGCGAAAACTCGCTGATCTGGTTAGGATCACGTTCTTTGGCTTCGCCAATCTCATAATCAAATTGCGGCATCGTTTTATTCCTTCTTGGGTTTGATAGCTTCGGCAAACGCATCCCAATCAAGCGGGATGCTCTCGGGTAGCGAGTAGCGGTTCTTCGCCATATACGCGGGGCGCTCACTGGTGAACAACATGCGTTCACCGCTGCTTACGCCGCGAGACACGGTCTTGTTAAAACCAACGTCTGACTGCTTGACAATAGTCTTGTAGTTCGCAAACAAAACAGCGTCAGCCCACTCGCGGATTAGGCTTCCGCTGCGTTCCTGTAGCTTAGGCTGGTAACGGTCGTATGGCTCAGTCTCAGGGCTGTCAAATCGTTTGATCATAGTATGAGCAATCAGGATCACGTTCATGTTGTGCTTCGCCCTCAAAGCATCAAACGCGGTGACGATGGTGCGCCACTTGTCTGCGGCAATGGATGCGCCTTTGCCATATGCCAAATCTTTGGCATCGTGCTTGGATTCCATCTCTTGCCAGATCATAGCCTCAAGCCAGTCAAGGCTGTCTAGCACCACCGTCTTGTAGTCGTGCTTCTCGTCGTAGAGCGTGGTGATTGCAGACATCACGCTGGCGACAGTCTTTGCCAGCGGGAAATGCTGCACAGGCAACGATCCCAGGCCGTCTTCCGTCAGGATGAAGATGGGCTTGGGCGAGTATGCCGCGAACGTGCTTTTGCCAATACCCTCGACGCCGTACAGCATAATTCTTGGCGCAAGTTTGGCGTCGTTCTTGCTGATAGATTTGAGATCAAACGCCATCTAACACCTCAATTTGTACATAGGTTTTTGCCGGCTTGACTGTAATTGCTGGCGCGATGTGCCGCCACAAATCCTGGCGCTCCGCTCTAATCTGACGCAAGGCCGACTCGTCCTGCTCAACTTTTGTTTTGATCGGGCGCATCACATCGGGCCACGTCATCGTTAATACTTGCAGCGCAGGAAGGTCGGCCTTAAACGAAACCTTGCCTGTTGTGCTAATGCGCATGGAGTTCGAAATCATCGTGGTGGTTTTGCCCTCCTCCTTCGCCGGCAAGAGCTTCAGAATTTCTTCTTCTACTTCGAGCCTCCTGGCGTTCGCTGACGTCTCATCTGCTTTTGCTTGCAGCCAACAGTCAGCTAACTCTTGTATTGTCGCCATCGTTTGGTCCTTTCGTGGTTTGACGGGGTACGCTTGTAAAACGGTGTACAGTTTTTTGCAACATCGAAAGGCTGTTGCGTTTGCCGAAACACGTTGCCATGATGCGCCTCTCACAGGCAAGAGGCAAAAAATGCCGTTCGTTTTCAGAACTAAAAATAAATGCAACCCCGCTCACCGCGTGATCTCTGCGCTTGGCGGCGTCAGGCCAACATCCCGAGTCGTAGATGTTAGCCCTAGTGCCGTTTCGCGGTGGATGCTGCCGAAGTCAAGAGGTGGGACGGGAGGGCGTATCCCGCAGCGGCATTGGCAGACGATCATAAACTACGCCAACAAAAACAAGCTGCATATCATGCTAACTGATCTGATCTATCTATCGCAGGTTCGAGCTTAGGGGACTGGCGTGGAGAATAGCGAATTTCTCAGCTTGCTTGCGGGCAAGCTAGATGGTGAGCAGTATTGCTGGGTGTGCAGCTACGCTGGTGATCCCAACAGTCCTGCGGCTGCGTGGGACGGCAGAGCGTATCATGGCAAGCCAGCACAAGCGCAGACGATTGACCGCTGTCGCGACCAGAACACTTACGTCTCGACAGCGGTGCTTGCCGGTCTAGACGATCAGGCGCGGTTTCGGCGTAGCAAGCTGACATTTTTGCGGCTGGCGGTGCTGGTCGCTGACGATTGCAATCCTGATGATATTGTCGGGCAGGTTAGCTATGTGATCGAGACTAGTCCCGGCAAGCGCCAGATCGGCGTCTGGCTGGATGCTGACGATCCAGACTGTGTAAACGGTGCGCTGATCGACGCGGTGATGGGCGAGATGTCGCTGGCTGGCTTTATGGCTAAGGCTGACATCAGCGGCAACAACCGAGTGCGCTATGTGCGTCTGCCGGTGGGTAGCAACCTAAAGCCTCGCGATAGCGGGCCTTGGGCAGTGCGTCTTGAGCAGAGTAATCCAGAAGCGCGGTATAGCCTAGCTGACGCCTGTGCGGTGTTCGGCATCGACCTAGAGCGGGTTCGCGCTGGCATGTCTGCGCCAAAGGTCAGGCAGCACAACGAGAGCGGTTCCGACCATGCCAGCCTGATTGCGCTGCTGACGGCTGATAATGTCGATGACAGGTCATACCATGACCCGCTACTTAAGCTGACTGGCAAGCTGGTCGCCGGCGGCTTGAACCCCGGCGCCGTCGTCGAGCATGTGCGTGGCATTATGATGGCACATAGGCCAGAGGGCGAGGCTGAGTTAGCGCGGTGGCGCTCTCGCTATGACGAGATACCCCGCATGGTCGCGGGCGCGGAGCGTCACAAGCAGCGCGTTGATGCTGCGGCAGAGGATGTGATCCCTCCCTCTGTTCCTGCGACGGCAGGGCTGCTTCTGACGCTCACCCAGCTAGAAGAGGCTGCGAAGTCGGTGCGCTGGTGCGTCAAGGCGCTTATACCGGCTGACAGTATGGGCATCCTGTTCGGGGCCAGCGGCACGTTCAAGAGCTTCCTGGCGCTCGATCTGTGCCTGCACCTAGCGCATGACAAGTCGTGGTGCGGGCGCAAGACCAATGCCGGCGGCGTGGTCTATGTCGCGGCGGAAGGCGGTGCTGGTATCTCGCGGCGTGTGAGTGCTTGGCATAAGCAGAACAAGCGGATGCTGGCGACGAACTTCGCGGTGTGCGTCACGCCACTGCTGCTGACTGTCGAGGAGCGGATCTTTGCGTTGCGCGATGCGATCAGTGCGCTGACCTTTAATCCTAGCCTGATCGTGGTGGATACACTCTCGCAGACCTTTGCCGGCGACGAGAATAGCGCCAGCGACATTAGCGACTATCTGCGGCTGATTAACCTGCACCTGCGCTCTACGTTTGGGGCGAGTGTGCTGGTCATACACCACACGGGACACTCTGCCTCTGAGCGGCCTCGCGGGTCGTCTGCGCTTACTGCTAACGTGGACTATCTGCTGGGCGTATATCGTCCTGACGCAGACGGTATGTCGGCGCAGCTTGAGGTGCTTAAACAAAAGGACGGCGACAAGTTGCTGGCGCAACACTTCGACCTGACCAAGATCGTACTTGGGCGCGACGAGGACGGCGACGAGGTGAGTAGCCTGGTCGCTGGCTGGTACGATAGCGTAAAAGTTATCAAGGACGCGGCTGGCAAGCTGTCGGTCTACGAGCAGAGGGTGATCGACGCGCTGGCTGACGGGCTTGTTCTGCAAGAAGACGAACTGAAGGCGCTGTTTACTGAGGGTAACGCAGCCGCGCAGCGGCAAGCATGGCGCAGGACAATGGACAAACTACAGCAACGCCGGCTGATTAAAGCTGCCGGCATTAAAGAATGGAGGAAAGTATGACCGCACTGACGAACGAAGAATTGGCAGAGATTGAAATTACTACGTTCATTTCTGAATCCG